TTATATAATCATATGTTCTTGAATGATGATGCTTCCTGGATATTCATGTTCTTGGATCAAATGAAACAACTTGAAGATTTTGGATTGCTTGATGCAACAGAAATTGTTTCTATAACCGTTTTAGGAAATGATAAACAGTTTAAATTATATGATGAGATTTCTTCCTTATATCCAAAAATAGAAACATATAAGATACCATATGGGATTACTAGTGAGGAATTAAAACTCTTTACTCATTATAAAGGTAATATTAGTTATACGGGAAAAGAAGGACAAAAAGATTTTGTGTTTGAAGTTCCTACAATGAAAAGATTTTGGGATGATTCACATACCCAAGATTTTTATGGTTTATATTACCACGCAAAGGGAGCAACAGCCTTTCCTAATTGGTTTAAAAACGGAGATAATATACCAAAATTTAAAAATTACTTCTATTGGAAAAAATTCTTGGAGTGGGGTTGCATTGAGAGATGGAAAGATTGTGTAAATGCTTTAGATGCAGGAAATGAAGTAGCGGGATGCAATTATAATAATCATCCTGTTCCACATTATTCCGGCAATTTCTTTTGGTTTCGTAGTGATTATATGAAAACACTTGATGATCCTTCGGACTCAGAATGGTGGAGAACATCTAAGCCTCCTTATTGGTTGGATAGAATGTTGCCTGAATTCTGGCCTCTACATGAAGCAAAAAATATTTTTAATTTACATAGTCCTCCTGATAGATTATGTTCTCCTAATCCAGGACTTTATGCTGAAACATATGAAAGAAAAATATATGAAAAATCTTAAACAAATATTCGATAATGTAGAATTAAGTTCCGATAAATGGGAACCATATTTTAATGTATACGAAACATACTTTTCTAAATTTATCAATAGTTCTCCCGTTTTTGTTGAAGTAGGTGTTCAAAAGGGTGGATCATTATTGATGTGGGAGAAATATTTTGGTGGATCATCAACTATTATTGGAATTGATATTGATCCTTCCGTATTAGATCACCAAAAACAATATGGCAAAAACACAAAAGTTTTATTGGGTGATCAAGGTTCTCCAGAATTTTGGGATGAATTTTTAGAAAAATATCCAAAAATTGATTTATTCGTTGATGACGGATCACATTCTATGCACGACCAAAAAATAACATTAGAGAAAGTTTTTCCGCACATTTCTGTTGGTGGAGTCTATATATGTGAAGATACTCATTCTAGTTATTTTACAGATAGCGGTACAGGATGTGGAATACAAAATAAAGATAATTTTATTGAATATTGTAAGGATTTAATTGATATATTACATTTAAATTGGTCGGGTTATGGTAGAGGAGATATTAATCCAAATAAAATTGAAATGTATGAAACATTGACCTCTATTCATTTCTATGATAGTATGGTTGTTTTATTGAAAGATGAAAAAAAGGAGTATAAACGTGTTTTCCCAACCAATCCAAAAAATTGATAATTGTTTAGCATGCGGTTCAGATAATTTAATGCCTGTTCTTGATTTAAATACACAACCACTGGCTAATTCATATAAGAAAGGCAAGTATGCCGCCGAAGAATCTTATCCTTTGGCAATTAATGTGTGTAAAAATTGCCATCATGTTCAATTGACGCATATGGTTGATCCTGATTTGATGTATAAAGATTATCTTTATGTTTCCGGTACAACAAAAACATATTTGGATTATATGGACTGGTTTGGTCCATTCTGTCGTGAAAAACATGGCGATCCAAAATCAGTATTGGATATTGGGTGTAATGATGGTAGTCAACTCAATGTTTTTAAGTCCATGGGATTAGATACATATGGCGTTGATCCTGCTGTGAATCTTTATCCATTATCTTCGGAGAATCATAATGTCTGTTGTGGTTATTTTGATGATAATTATAAACAAAAAGTGGATCTGATTATATCCCAGAATTCATTTGCACATAATCAGAATCCATTGGAATTTCTATTGAACAGTAAGAATAACTTAAATCCCAACGGATTGATTTTTATTCAAACATCTCAGTCTAATATGATCACACACAATGAATTTGATACCATTTACCATGAACATATTTCATTTTATAACATTAAATCAATGAAAATGTTATGTAACCGCGCTGGACTAAATTTGATTGATGTGGTTAAGACGCCAATTCATGGTATAAGTTATGTGTTCATTATATCAGCAGATCGTGAAGCACCATATACTATTGATAATCTAATTGCTATGGAAACTGTATCTGGACTGTATAATGATGTAACATATCAAGAATATTCCGAAACTTGTCTCAAATCGGTGGAAAAGAGCAAAAATTACATTGATTCTATGAAAAAGAATGGTGCCATAATTGTCGGTTACGGTGCTCCTGCTAAAGGAAACACATTTCTCAATTTCTCAAAGATTCGGATGGACTTTATTGTTGATGATAATAAACTGAAGCAAGGCATGTTCACTCCAGGATCATCTATTCCTATTGTAAGCTCCGATGATATAAAGAACCTCAATCCTGATGTTTTTGTTGTTTTTGTACCTTTAGCCTGGAACTTCTTTAAAGAAATTAAACAAAGAATCAAGGCAATCAGAAACAATCCCAACGATGTGTTTTTAAACCTAAACGATATTTGAAAGATTTTGTTGTATAAATAGATTTACAACCATAGTGTGTTGGAACTCTGTAAGGGCATCAATGAAATCGTTTTTATATTTTCTGAAAGAAGAAACCGAGGAAACTGACGGTAAACTTAAGCATATTCATCATGCTGAGGATCGTCCTTTAATCCATGGTGCTAAGGGTTTTGTACACACACATAATGCTTTAATGCAAGCACACAATCATATTAAGTCTGGTGGAAACAGTTCCGCATTGACTATGAAATATGACGGTTCTCCGGCAGTTGTATTTGGTCATCATCCAGAAACAGGTAAATTCTTTGTTGCATCTAAGTCTGCTTTTAATAAGAATCCTAAGTTAAACTATACACATAAAGACATTGAGAAGAATCATGGCCACGCTCCAGGCCTTATGGAAAAACTCCATGCAGCCCTTAATCACCTTAAGAAAGTAGCACCTAAAACAGGTGTATATCAAGGTGATTTAATGCACTCTGGTACTGATTTAAAACATAATAAGAATGGCTCGGTATCCTTTACACCTAATACCATTACATATAAAGCCAAAGGTGATGAAGCAGAGAAACTTAAAAAGTCTAAAATTGGTATTGTTACTCACACACAATATCACGGTAATGATATCAAAACAATGACCGCTGATTCACATCCAGATCTGCACAATTTCACACAACATCCTGATGTTTGGCAAAAATCACCAAATCATGATACAAAACAAGTACACTATTCAGAACAGGATCAAACAGAATTTAATAACCACATGAATGCCGCCAAAAAGATTCATGATGAACACAAGAAAGAGATGTATAAGGCTACAGAACTTCATCGCGGAGAAGGTGGACACTTATCAACATATATAAATCATACAGTTAGAACAGGTGAAATTCCTTCATCGGATGGTTTAAAAAAACACATTGCCAATCATTATAAAAAAGCAATAAGTAAATTAAAAACTCCTGTTGCCCAAGGTCGTAAAGATACAGAATTTAAAATGCATATCAACCACATAGATGATAACAAAGAACACTATGATAATTTGTTAAAAATGCACAACCACTTACAACAAGCAAAGAATGTTTTAGTGAACACATTACAACAACATGAAGGTGGCCTAGAACACCACATCGATGGTAAGAAAACAGGCCCTGAGGGATTTGTTGTTAATCATGCTGGTGAACCAACTAAATTGGTAGACCGTAAAGAATTTGCCAAATCAAATTTATTAAAGGGGGTAAGAAAATGAAATCATTTAAATATTGGTTATCAGAAAATATATTACAAGAAAATTTTGGAAATGACCATGATTTTAGTGGTTTAATACCATATCATTCATTTAAAACCAACGATGGTCACGAAATTGATGTACATGTTTTTAATAACCCACAGGGAAAACATGCATTATTTTATAATAAAAATTTAAAAGGTGTTACTAAATTGGTACATTGGTCAAAAAACCCTGAACATCTTAGTAAATCTGATTTAGAAAAAGCTGGCCACGAAGAAAAAGATAATGAAGAACACCTACATGAAGATTTTTTAATTGAAAAATTAACTGCAAATTCTGCAGGAAAAATAGCAGAACATTCAGCGATTATGCATATGATTGGGCATATGCATAAACAAAATAATACCTATAATTCAAAAGAGCACAAAAAAGATATTGAACCACACAAAAAAGCTATTCATGAACTTGGAAAAAATGCGACCCCACAAGAAGTTGGTTTAAGAGTACGTCATGGACAAGAAATGGCCAATGCCGCTTTACAATCATTACACACCGAACACGGACCATATATGAAAATTGTCGGTGTTGGTCATACCGCACAACCGGGAGATATTGGTCGATTTAGCAAAGGCAAACATAATGACGACCAAACAAATCCATCGGATATGGCAGTTCATTTTAAAGTACCTAAATCTAAAAGTTTGAAAGAAGAAACGGATGACGGTTATGAACACCATTACGAAGGATTCTCATTAAAATCTTCCAGTAAACAAAAAAATATAACTTCTAGAAATCCAGCAATACACCTATACGGTGTATTGGATCATCCTACTAGGAAATTAAACACTAAAGAAATTTCATCAAAAGGTTTAAAAAATGTTCACAAAATTATGGGACATCCAAATAAAACCGATAAAGAAAGAAAAGATATTGTCAGGCAACACCGAGCAAAAGAAGGTGTTACCAGTGGTTCTAAAATTGAATTAACATCTAACGAACATAATAGAAAAGTACATGAAAATTTAGCTAAAGAGTTACACAATCAATTGAAACATTTAACCGGCCATACGAGTGATGCAGAACACCATAAGATTGGTAAGATGTTACATGACCATCTAACTCCTAAAACAAGTATGCCATATTCAAAAATTCATGTACAAGGACATAGTGAAGATAATGTTCATGCAACTGTTACTCCTGGAAGTGACCATCCTTTGAATAAAGTATTTAAAAATAAAAAAACAAGATATTCTTCTTCCAGATCAGGAAATACGGTTACTATACATAAGGTTGAAAAGGACGGTTCACTCACTCCATTAGCACATTATAGGCCTAAAGCATCAGATACCGCATTTGCTTCAAGTTCACACAAGTGGGACGTTAAAACTGCAAATACTCATTCAAGAAAATAATAAATGAAAACATTTCTACAAATAGTTGAAGAACAAGAATCTACACATAATCCTGTGGTGATGGCCTTTGGTCGTATGAATCCTCCAACAACAGGACATCTTAAACTAATTGATAAAGTTAAAGATACTGCTGAAAAAATGGGTGCAAAACACACCGTTGTGGTATCACATTCACAAGATTCCAAAAAGAATCCATTATCGGGTAAACAAAAGGTTAAACACTTAGAAAGATATTCACCAGACACACACTTTGAAAATTCTTCAAAAGATGCTCCAACAATCCTTCACCATGCAGCCAAATTACATGCCAGTGGTCATGACCATTTAGTTGTTGTAGCCGGTTCAGATCGCGTTAAAGAAATGCATGCTTTGTTACACAAGTATAATGGTGTAAAAGCTGGACATGGTTATTATAATTTCAAAAAGATTTCAGTAGTATCTGCTGGTCATCGTGATCCCGATGCTGAAGGTGCAGAAGGTGTGTCTGGCACTAAGATGAGAGAACATGCTAAGAATAATGACTTCTCATCATTTAGACAAGGTGTTCCTGCTCATGTATCCGATACACATGCCAAAGAACTTATGAAAGATACTCGTGCTGGTATGGGACTAAACGAAGAAATTAATCGTGGTAAATTCAGAGCAATTTTTGTTACTGGTGGTCCAGGTTCTGGTAAAGATATTATTATTCGTGAAGCGATTGCAGAATATAAAATTATTGAGTTAAACTTCATTCAAATTAGAGATGCCCTTGCCCATAAACAAAACCTCAAAGAATACATCAAGAATCGATCACCATTAATCATTAATGGTCCAGCTGATGATAATGATAAGATTGCATATATCAAAGAAGAATTACAAGAATTAGGTTATGAAACAATGATGATATTCGTAACAACATCCAATCAGGCATCGCAAGAAAGAAATGAAAAACTTTCTAGAATGATGGTTGAGTCTGTTAGAAAAGATAGATGGTTGAAAGCGCAACAAAACACAGAAAAATTTGTATCTATGTTTGAGAACTTTTATGTATTTGAAAATACAAGTAACATAGATACTAAAGAAGAAGATATTACTAAAATTTATGAATCAACAAAATTATTTTTAGATTCCAAAAAGATTAATGAAAATGCATCAGATTGGTTAAACAAAAATGATAGACTAGACATTAATATTAAAATAAATCAACTATTCCGGGAAGAAAAACATGTTAAAAAAATTACTGAAAAAAATTCAAAATCTATTCAAAGAGCCAGTACCCCAGGCAAAAACCAAAAACTTCTATTCGGAGCAAAAACAATCAGAACGATTGGATCTGCCAAAGGCCCAGCAGACATCACCCCGGACAACTCCGGCGGTAGACTACCCTTTGGACAAACCGATTCAATCAAAGGCGACACCTTCCCAAGGAAAAACACAGGAACACAAACGGGTTACTCCAACTGGGCCAGTGAGCAAGTCGATGCCCAAATCACCGAAACCCAAAGACTCGATCGGTTGGCCACCCAAGAAGAAAGTCAACCAACAATCAAATGGAACAAGCCGCCCAAAGAACCCAACTTCAACTACGACAAAGACAAAATCAAAAGGTTAAATCGTGGGGATAAATCAGGTTCTGCTGCTCGTGTAGGCAAACCTGATGGCGTAGGTTCTACATGGGATACAAGAACAAATGGTTCTGGTTTAACTGGTGGTGCTGGCCTAGGTGGTCAAACATATTCAGAAGATCAAGAATATAGTAATGCCAATCCAGCATCAACAGCAATGCCTTCTGGTGGTTCAGTAAATCCTTTAAGTTCTGATTATAACGAAAAGAAAGATTTTAAGAGTTTTAGGAATAAGAAAAAAGTAAAAGAATCGATTGATGATCCAGGTGCAAACGATATGGGAGTTGGTGGTGTATTAGGTGGCTCTGGAAATAAAGAAGGTATGGACACTTATAAAGATCCAATGAGAAACATAGGTATAGAAATTAAAAAGAAAAAAGTAAAGCCTAAATGAAAAGTTTAATAGAAAAAAAACATATAAACAAGGAGTATAATAACATGTTCGCTAAAGACAAAATTTCACAATCCATGATCGATGCTGTTAATTCAGTTATTGGTGGAGAATCTGTTGAGAAACAATCTGATTTATTATTGAATGAAGGCAAAGTTGATGATCTTAGAGATAAACAATCTGCTGAGAAAGATTCTGATTGGTGGGGTGATAAAGAAAAGGGCGAAAAGTCAAATAAACCAAAAGTTAGAAAAGTTTCTGGTAAATCTGATTCTGGTAAAAAACCTGAAACAGATGACGAATTTGGTGATTTGAAGAAAGAAGAAACAAATCGATTTCTTAAGAAATTCCATGAACACAAAGATTCGGGTACTCTAGAAACATTTACTGATAATAATTTGGGTGAAGAAGGACACATGACCCCCGCTCAAACAAAGAAACGTGAGAAAATTGTTTTGTCTATGAAAGACAAACAATCAGAATTTAAAGCCAAGTATGGTAAGCGTTGGAAAGATGTAATGTATGCTACTGCTACTAAGATGGCTATGAAAGAAGAATTGGATGATGATGTTGAATATCATCCAGGCGAAACTGACAAGAGAGAAAGAACTGTTGATATGCTTCGTGGTCGAGTTAAAGCCGGTAAGGGCCGTGATGATGTTGGTCCTGATGCTGATGGAAAATCATCTAAGGTTAAATTGGAATCTAAAGAAGAACATGATGATGAAGAAGAAGATAAAAAATTAGTCAAGAAAATGGTTAAAGACAAATGCTTAAAATCTGAAATGATTAATCCTAAGAATCCTCGTGATCCAGAGATTCCTACCATTATGAGAAATAAGAAAGGTTTAGCTCCTTTAACTATGAAAGATATTAAAGACAAATATATGAAACCTAAAGGTGATTATAAGATTGGTAAAGTTGAAGAAGAATTTATTTCAGATTTAGAAGAAAGTGTTACTCGTAAACATTTTCAACAAGTTGCTGATATTATTAAATCTCACGAAAGTCATGATAAACGTAAAGAATTGGCTCAACATCATGCTGGTATTTTCGCTACACAGAATCCTAGATTTGATCGTTCTAAATTTATGAAAGCCGCTAATGTACAGGAAAGTGTTGATGAACTGGATGAAGCAGGTCCGGGTCGCACAATTCCTTCAACAAAAGGTAAGGACGATAAAACACTTGATGATTATGCATCTCAAGGTGTTAAGGTAACTCTTGGTAAATTTCGTAAGCCTCGTGGAGGAGAAAAAACCTTTGGTGTTAAAATCAAACCTGGTAAAGGTACTGATGTTGACTCTAAGATGAAACTCCAATGTGGGTTGGGTGAAGATGCTACCGGTGATACCCATAAAAGTGATTCTGGTTGGCATAAAGCTGGTGCAGAAGTAGTAACCGATAAATCAGGTGCAAAGCATACTCCGATGTCCCGTGTTAAAGACTTGGCCCGGGCTGCCCTTAAAAAAGTAAAAAATCATGTAGCCGAACCTACTGAACCAAAAGCAAAGACAGAAACTATGATGGGTAAGATTTCCAATTAAGGCAAAATCATGACTAGAAAAGTACATATTGTTAAAAAGAAAGATGCTGATAAGGACACTTTTGGAACTAATCCAAAGGATCCTTGGTCAGCCAAGTATAACGTCAATGAGGGCTGGACATTGAATAATTACTTAAAGTCTCTAGGAATTAATCCTTCTTTTATTGCTCCTGAAAAAAAAATATCGTATGCTAAATCAAAAGAATATTTGAAATGGGCGAGAGATCATCAAAATGAAGAAGTGAACTTAGATGAAGCGGGTGGATTAAGTAATTATCTTAAATCCAAGGGTATTAATCCATTATTTCTCTCTACATCTACTAAGATTTCTCATGCTAAATCAAAAGAATATTTGAAATGGGCGAGAGATCATAAATCCGAAGAAATTCAAATGGAAGATAATGCAAAATCAGTAATATCGCATAAATTAGCTAAACCTGCTGTCAAACCAGGTATTGCTGGTTCAGGCAAAAAACAAAAATCTACAATTGGAAAAGACACAAGTGGTATAACAACTTCTCCCACAAAAGATAAAGAACAAAGTATGAATCAAAAAGCAAATTCACTAAGACCCATAGGTACAGTAAAGACACCATCAGGTAAAGTTAATGAGGATAATTTAGTAAAAGAATCGAGAATGTCTGAAATGGATTCTCATATTGATCATGAATTAGATAAACACGCAAGCCGTCATGGTTCGGAATATGTTGCTAATCACATGCCTCATTTTGCTAAAAAGATTGCTGCAACAATATCAAAGGCACATAATATACCTCATGGTGAAGCATACAAATTGATTAAAGATAAGTATAGTATCACAGAATCTCGCGGCCATAAAGTTCTTGCTACTTGGTTTAAGAATCAAGAGTTATTGAAACAACCAGTAAAACCAAAAGAACCTGAAAAAGAAACGGGAAAGAAAAAGGAAGGTTCGCAGATGACAGCATTAACTCCAGAGGATGTTGGTGATCCTATGGCAGCTACACAATCACCTGCTGATGGTGCCAATGGAGGTAATGAAATCTCAGCAAAGAAGAATGGATTGTCAAAATCGGCCAGAATGATCAAAGCCATTTATAAACACCATAGGGTGACTGAAGATAAAAATTCTGAAGATCCTTGGGAAAAAGATCATACAGATGGATATTCACAAGCATTATATGGCCAAAAGAATAAAAATCCTCATCCAAAAGGTTCAAAAGAACATAAAGGTTTTGAAGATGATTATAATTTGGGTCTTTCTGATAGAAGAACACATTGGGAAGAATATGTAAAGGAAGATATGTTTGATTATGAAAAAGAAGATAAATCAGTTCAAACTTACGGTAAGAAACCAAAACATGAAAAGACTGAAAAAGATGATAATTTTGGTGATAAGAAACCTACGGCCCGGGCAATTATATCAGGCGGCACTACATTGACGGGTGAAAAGCGTGATACCATTGAAATTGATCCTCTGATGAGAAATCGTCCTGGTCAACCAGATATTACCAAAGATAAAGACAAGAAAGACAAGAAAGACGATAAAAAACAAGATAAAAAATTAGATAAATAGTTAAAAGAAGTTGTCATATGCCCATACTGTAACAAATCTGGTATACAGAAATGGCATTTTAATTTTTGTAAAAATAAAGGAGTTTAAAAATGTCAAGTTGGGGAAATAACGATAACGCAGCAAACGCACCACACTGGGCTGTGGCATCAGCACCTACAATGAATAATACTGCTTCAGCAAGACCAAATGCAGTCAACGTGGCACTGTTATATGCTAATACTACACCTGATGCATATGTTACTGGAGAAACTATTGGTTTATTCGGTGTCGATGCACAAGAGACTGGTGCCGGTGGCAGTCTTGTACATCAAGGTTGGGTAGTAAAAACGACAGGAACGGGTGGGCGTGCTGGAAGAGTTACGCAAGAAGTTTTGGTTGCTTTGTCTAATGTATATAAAGATGGAGATGGTCAACTTTATCCTAACGTTACTATTATGTTAGTAGGTCCTTCAAATGCATCCGTATTATCAAATACACTTTATGCAAATGGCGCATCGTTTGTTGTATATCCAACACTTACAGGAAATACTTCGGCTACCCTGACTTATCAATGGCAAACCAACAATGCTTCTGGCTCTGCTGGATGGCATAATGTTGGTAATACAACCAAGGTACATTATGTCGGAGCAACGACATCTTCGTTGGTAGTAGAACCATATGATACTACAGTAACAGGAAACGTATTCAGTGTTGTTGTAACGGCTGCTGATCAAGGTGTAGTTGTAACATCATCTAATGCTGCGATTACTGTTCCTGCTTAATGAAATCTTTTGCTGAGTTTATTTCTGAGGGGGGATATCATGTTCCTGTGGTATCCCTCTCTAAAGAAAAAGTGGATCTAGAAAAATTCGAAACAAGAAACGAAATAAATCGTAATCTTGCTGCTGAATTATCTCGTGAATGGGTAAATCCATATGGCGGTTGGAGAAAAGTTAGTAAAGTATTATCAATGTATTCTATTGCCCTTCCTAACATCATTTTTCAAGATGCTGAGGAAGGAGAAGAAGTTGTAGCAATAAGTCAATTTGGTGAAATTAGTGGAGCCGAATTAAATGGTAATGTATCTGCTCCACATCAACCAGAAGAATCTGAATGGTTTTTGTATTATAGTTATGGTATCGGAGAATCTGGATTTTACGAAGCAAATGCAATCGTAACAGATGAACAAGGTTTGGATGATATAATTTCAGATCAAGATGATGTAGATTACGAAGGACCAGAAGGTCAATTAGATCCTCGACAACCATAATATAATAAACTATGAATGATGATTTGAATGAAAACAATTTTATAATATATGCGATGAAATGTTACGCATCACCCAATTGTATTATGT